TCAACTCCTGACTCAAAAAGTTATAACCTCCCAATCCAAAAACCACTTTCCTTATGAGTAAGGAAGTTCAACCTTTTTACAAATAAGTTCAACTTACCAAGACACCTACCTGAACTTCCTTACCTAATCCGCTGATAGGCACAAGACTTAATTCCTTGAGCCTAGGGATAAACTATTTCAAATAACTTCTCTAGGCTCAACCCTACACAGGAGGTTTATATGTCTTACGTCTACTACAATCCAAACCCACTCGGCTTATCCGTTGGCGACTGCACAATCCGCGCGATTTCACGTGCACTCAATCTCACATGGGAACAAACCTATAACGCACTCGCGCGCCAAGGCTTTGAAATGTGCGATATGCCATCGGCGAATAGAGTATGGGGTACGTTTCTTAAACAACAAGGTTTTAAAAAGTATCAAATGCCAGACCCATGTCCCGATTGCTATACAGTTAGAGATTTCTGTTATAATAGTCCATATGGCACATTTATTCTCGGAACTGGAGAACATGTGGTATGTGTCATAGATGGAAACTACTACGATTCATGGGATTCTGGCAACGAGATACCATTATATTATTTTAAAAGGAGTTAACTATGGCCTATAACAATTATTTTCCGCAGACGTATACGTCTCCGACCTACGCATACGGCGCGACTGCAGCCCCTGCACAGACATGGACGGCACCGGCGCAATCGACGTCTCAACAAGTAAATGCAATCAACTGGGTACAAGGTGAAGCGGGCGCAAAGTCAGTACCAGTAGCACCAGGTCAAAAGGTTTTACTAATGGATAGTGAGACAAATGTATTCTATGTCAAATCATCTGACATTTCTGGTATGCCATTACCTCTCCGTATCTTCGAATACAAAGAGGTATCTAAGGTCACAACCGAAGACTCGACCGCATCGGCGCAGAATACATACGTCACTCACGAAGAACTCGAACGTATACTCGCAGATTTAAAACCAAAAGAAGAACTAAAACAAGAGAAGAAGGAGGTAAAGAAAAATGAGTTCCTTATTTAATGATTTTAACCCTGGCCCAACTAACAATATGGCTAATCTTCTTTCTCAATTCAATCAATTTCGCTCTACTTTTTCTGGCAATCCAGAACAACAAGTAAAGCAACTTTTACAATCGGGTCGCATGAGTCAAGAGCAATTTAATCAATTTGCTCAGACAGCGAACCAATTACGTCAATTACTTAAATAATAAAGTCTTGTGTCTATCTCACTAAACTTTTATTTTTAAGGAGGTAGACTAAATGTCACTTACAGATGGTAATGGATTAAGTGCAGCTGACATCGCTGCAGTAACAGGAAATGGCGGAAGCTTTGGAAACGGCTGGGGCGGCGATGGCGCCTGGTGGCTCATTATCCTTTTCCTCTTTATCTTCAATGGTAACTGGGGTAACTGGGGTGGAAACGGCAACGGCGGTTATGGCACCTACAGCGAGGTTCAGCGTGGTTTCGACCAGAGTGCAGTAATGGGTGGACTCAACGGCATCCAAAGCGCAGTCACAAATGGCTTCGTAGATACTGCTTCTTCACTTTGCAACGGATTCGCTGGTGTCAATGCTGCAATCTCTAATGGCTTCGCGCAGAGTGAAATCGCTGCTAATGCACGTCAAATGGCTAACATGCAACAGGCTTTCGGACTTCAGTCTCAATTCGCTGATTGCTGCTGCGAGAATCGCCTTGCATCGGCTGACCTCAAGTACACAATTGCAACAGAGAATTGCGCTGACAGGACTGCCCTTGCAGATGGTCTGAGAGACGTTCTTGAGTCGCAGAATGCAGGAGTACAACGTATACTCGACCAGATGTGCAACGATAAAATCGATGCGAAAAACGAGAGAATTGCTGACCTTGAGAGACAGCTTACAATGGCTAATCTTGCTGCTTCACAGAGCGCGCAGACAGCTCAAATTCTTGCTAACAACGATGCACAGACCAATGCTCTGGAACAATACCTTGCACCAGTTCCACGTCCAGCATATATCGTTCAGAACCCGAACGGCTGTGGATGCAATAGCTTCAGCACAGGTTGCGGTTGTGCATTTTAATTAGGAGGTAGTACTATGGCAGAATATTTAGCTAATGCTACTCAACTGGTTGACCTTAATCAGCCAGTAGTATTCAGTGCTTCTATTCCGTGTCAGAATGGATATGTAATCCATGAAGATGAAACTGGAATTTTTATTCTGAGAGGCGCTACTCCTAATTGCTTTGCAAGATATCAAGTTACTTACAATGGAAATATCGCTGTTCCAGAAGGCGGAACAGTTGGACCAATTGCGGTTGCAATCGCAGTTAACGGAGAGGCTAGACCGACTTCGCGCGCGGTTGTAACACCGGCGGCAGTTGAAGAATACAACAACGTAACTTCAACCGCTATTATAACGGTCCCACGTGGATGTTGCTTCTCGGTTAGCGTCCGCGCAGTAAGCGGAATTGTCGACGATGCGGCAGGTACACCTGCGCCAGCAATCAACGTAACCAATTCTAACTTGGTAATCAATAGAATCGCATAGGAGGTATATGTATGGAAAAGAAAACAATGGATGCTCTCCGCGCGATGCTTTGTGGGGAGATTGAGGAAATTGCAAAGAAAGGCAATTTAACTCATGAATCGCTGGATATATTAAAGGACTTAATTGAGACTGAAAAGAATTTAGGCAAAATTGAGCACTTTGATAAGGAAAAAGAAGAGTCTCAGGCACTTATGATTCCAGGATATAGTCAGAGAAAATATTACATAGATGCTGACTATCAACCAGGTCAGATGTCATATGCTGGGCCTATGTCATATGCTGGCCCGCAAAACTCATATGGTATGGGTGGGAACTCATATGGCGGCCGCATGGTGTATGATGTTGATAGAAACTCTTATATGTATATGACTCCGCAATATGACCAACCAATGGCAAGAGGATATAGTAGAACAGGGTCGAAAGCAGAGATGGTAGAAGAGTTAAAGTCTATGATGAATGAGACTAGTGACCAGACGGTTAAAACAGCTATTCAAGAAGCTATCGCAAAAATGAATAAGTAAGGAAGGACGGGTACTTATGTACCCGTTTTTCGTATATGTTGTATGTTGAGGGCGGCCGCCCAACTTATTTTTGAGAAAGTTCAACTTAGTTGTCCAAGAGGTTGACCGCGCGCTCTCAACGTATAACTTCTACATAAGCTTAAAATTTGACATTAATTTAATTTTATTATATACTTTAAATAGAGGATAATAGAGTCCTCATATTAGACTATATGACAATTCTATTTCTACGGAGGAAATGCTTATGCAAATTAAAACTTTTAAAGCAGAATACGAACTAATCGAATTTATCCATTATATTGACCACTCTCATGATGAGCCCGTCAGCATAATCGACCTTATCGTCCGCACCAACGATATTGATTATCTCGTCGATGAACTTGGCAACCTATTCGCAATTGAAACGGATAGACACTCATACGTATTTTCAGGCTATGAAATATCTGAATACTATGAAGTAGGAGAAGGTCTGGTTAAAGTAGTTTGTGTCAAGTAAAAAGAATTAAGAACGAGTTAATCCTCGTTCTTTTTTCTTATGTCTGAAAGTGGTAGAGTTAATTGTTTTATCTGCTACTTAATATATAGAGAATTTTTTAAGGAGAAAATTGCCATGATAATAAGAGGAACAACTCCGTATCATAGTTTTGACTTACCATTAACGTCAGACCAAATTGATACTTTATATATAACATATATGCAGAATGATGAAGTAATTCTTGATAAGCAACTTGGTGAGGAAGGAATTGAAATTGTAGATAGTAATGTCAATTCTGAGGTTGAACCAGAAACCGAAGGTGAGACTGAAACCGATACCTCAACAGACGAAGAAACCACACCGGCGCCAAGTTCAAAAGTCACCGTCCACCTCACTCAAGAAGAAACACTTGCTTTTACCTTCTATCCTGCTGCAAGAAAAAATATCGCTGTAAGACAAGTACGTGTTTTAGGTACAGATGGTGAAGCTTATGCTTCTGACCCTATCACAGAACGTATTTTTGGTGTACTTAAAGATGGGGTTATCGAAAGCGCTAGTGAATAGAATATTTTAAATCAGCGAGACCACTTCGGTGGTCTTTTTTATTTAGTAGAGTTTACTCTTAAAAACTTCACTTATATAAAGGAATATAATCTATATCAACTTAAAGGAGGTAACTAGATGAATAAAGGAACAAAAATTAGAACAATACTTCGTATTGCTTTCTCAATTTACACTGCATTCTGTATGTGGCAAGTTTCCATTGGTGAACTCAGCAAGCAAATCAATGCGCCATGGCTTGTTGGACTTTGCGCGGTTATTATCGTAGTGTCTGGACTTGTTGTCGATGCACTTACAACTTACTTTAATAACGATTTCACCGAAGAAGCATGTCAAGGTACCGGCATTACTCGTCAGTTAAAAGCCCAAAAGAAAGACAGCTATATTGGCGATGTTATCGTACCAGAAGATGAGGAAGTAATCGAGGAAGAAAGCGATGAACAAAACGATTTATAAGCAATATGATTCTCGTTGGGGCAGTAAGCCTTATCCGATAAGAGCCTCATCTTTTTCGGGTAATGGGTGTGGATGTGTTGCTTGTACGCACTGTATAATTGAGCAAGACAAATATAAAAGCTATACACCAGAGCCAATACGCAAATGGATGATTAAACAAGGCTTTGCAGTTGTCAATCAAGGTACTACTTGGAGTGGTATACCAGCAACATTAAAACACTATGGATATGATAAAGTTGTTCATATTGATAGAAAAGACCCAATGAGTAAAGCATGGAAGGAATTAAATAAAGGAAATAGAATTGGCGTTATTCTATTTGGTAGTGGCAGAGGACCAAATGGTACAGTTTGGACTGCAAGTGGACACTATGTAGCATTTACAGACTACTATGTAAAAAACGGAAAGCATTATTTCTATACCAAAGATAGTGGTGGTAGAGATCATGATGGATATTACACCTATGAGAACTCAATGAAGGGTACGATATCTCAGATGTGGATTGTTGAGAAGAAAGAAACAACTACTAAACCATCTACTAATACGTCTACGAATACGTCGAGTGCGGCCAAGCCAAAAAAGATAGCTGTGGATGGTGTGTTTGGTACTAATTCTGTAAAAGCATTACAAAAAGTTCTTGGTACGACACAAGATGGTATAATAAGTGGACAATTAATAAGACTCGAGCAATATCACAAGGGTTTTGCTGAAGTTATTTATTATAACCATGGTGGTAGCGCTACCATTCGTAAGCTGCAAAGTCTTTTAGGACTCAATGGTATTGATGGACAACTTGGACCAAATACTATAAGAGCTTTCCAGAAATATTTAGATATGGACGACCCAGATGGATATTGGGGTCCAAACACTTCGCGCGCGGTTCAAAAATGGATTAACTCCAAATTAGACCCAAGCTCATCACAACAAAATACCGCACCGGCGCAGAGTACGTCTACGAAGATAAAAGGCATGGATATAAGTGCTTGGCAAGGAAATATTAGTTTAGCTAAGTTCAAAAAAGCAAAGGAATCAGGTATTCAATTTGTTATTTTAAGAATTGGATATACTGGTAGCTCTGGAAAGACTCCTACAATTGATAAGGTATTTGAAAACAACTACGCCAATGCAACTGCCGCAGGATTACCAATAGGCGTATACTACTATTCTCTTGCTACTACTACATCTAAAGCTAAAGAAGAAGCCAATTTTGTAATCAAGCATCTTAAAAATAAGAAAATAACTTACCCAGTCTATATCGACATGGAAGATAACGCCACTCAAGGTAAACAGTCTAAGTCAACACTTGCATCAGTATGTGATACTTTTTGTGAGACTATTGAAAAAGCTGGCTATAAACCTGGAGTTTATGCAAGTTTAAGCTGGTTTAACAATAAAATCGGAAAAATTACTGTCTCACATACTAAGTGGGTAGCACAATATAATAAAACTTGTGACTATAAGGGC